TTAAGAACTAAATGAGCCTTAAGAATATCTGTAAAAACTCTTGCAAACTTCTTCTGAAGTCTGTTTGTGAACTTATTAAATTTAAGTTCATCTCTTGAGATTTCTGATGCACGACCCATGTTAAATCCATTGTCGGCTTCTAATCTCGTTGCAGGCACGTTTAATGACTGATATAACTTCTTCTTGAAGTATTCTATATCGTCTATGTCTGCAAGGTTCTGACCGCCTGGGAGTGTGGTAATCTCTGTTCCTCTACCACCCTCTCTTCTTGGCAACCAAAAGTCCTCTAACATTGACATGTGTTTACGATCATCTTTGATCTCACCTGTCTCTGCATTATACACTAATTTATTTCTATATTTGTGCATAACATCAGCAAGGTACTGTTCTGCCTTTGCTTTTGGAAGGTTACCTACATCGATGTAGAATATCCTTCTCTCGGGAGCTCTTGAAATCCTGTAGATAACAAGTGCATCCTCCATCATTGCTAACTGATTTGCAGTCTTCAATGCTTTGTGTAGATAACCGATTACAACATTTCTACTGTAATCTAGTAGTCCACTGGTAGTATATGTTACTGCCTCAGGGGCAATCTTAACAACATTACCATCTGATGAGGAAGATTTATCGAATCCTTTATCATTAAACATGTAAAATTCTTCGACTTTAGAAACCCTTTCGATCTTAGTCTTAGGGTCTTTCTCTTTCTCAATGTTTCTGACCTTTTTAATTTTAAGTGGGTCAATGTTTCTTAGGTCTACAATGCCTAACTTTGGTCGTTTGCTATCAACGACCTTATGGAAGTAAATTCTTCCATCAACATACCACTTTCTGAAAATTTCATGAGAGTTCTGATTGAACTTCATTAGAGATAGGATGTGTGCAAACTCGTCTTGCATCTTGTTCTTGATGCTATCAGAGAGTTTAACATCTCTGAGATCGAGTGCAACAATTCTATCTGAAATATCAGATGTGATACACTCATTAACAATATCTTCTATTGCTGAGTCACATTCAGGTACTAACGATGTTTCACGGTATCTACGAATGAGTTCTGCCTCATTCTTAATACCACCTTCCATGTCAACGTATGCACCATAGGCACCGCCAGCAATGTACCCCGCCTGTTGTTGTATGACGGGGGTTCCATCATCGTCAACAGGAGGCACGAATGACTTAGCATTCTTAACCTCCGTTGCTCTTAACTCGTCTCGTTTACGAGTAATTTCAAACCCGAATAATTCCATAATATTATTTATACCCCTAATCTAGGGGGAATTTCACTATTATTACTTGACTCTTTCCCAATGAGAATATGTGAAATCAACTGTAAATTCCTCCAATGCATCTGCAGTTTCGTAGTTTAACTCGATTGCAGCGATGTTTTTAGGGAACATGTTGAAGAACTCATATCTCGCTAGGACTGCGTCATCTTTACCTAGTTGTTCAACAAAAGCTCTTGACAGTAGGTAGTCATTAGATGCCATACCTACACCTGAGTCAAGTTCTTGAATGTCTTGTTGCCATGCTTCCAAGGCTGACCTTGCAGAAAACTCGGAATCGTTGATGATAGTCACTGACCAATCTTCAAAAGTTCTGTCCCCTGCTAATTTAAGATTATGTCCTCTGAAAGGGATAACAATCTCACCTAGGGTTGCAGCCGGAATTGCAGCAGCCTTACATAGAAATTCAATTCTATTACCTGCTCTAGGAATGAAGACTTTGAATCGGTTTGGACGTGGGCCACCACCGATCAGTTGTGCTTTAAATTCGTCTATTGTTGCCATTCTTTACTCCTTAAACTGCTCCGTAGATTTCTTCAAACTCAACTCCTGACCTTGCAGCCACGAAGTTAAGAGTGATAAAGTTAATACTTCTAGCAGGTTTCACGAAGATCGAACATACGAACTCGTTTCTGTCAATGACTGAATCAGTATTATTAGTTTCATCACATAATACTGAGAAATCTGTTAGACCCCTTCTATTCTTCACATCTCTTAGGAAAGGTTCTACTGCAGCTCTAAACTGTGCTCTAGTGAATGCGTCATTGAATTCAAAGAGTTGTGCTTTTGCAGCAGTTGCGATTGCTTTCTCTAGTACGATGAAAAGTCTTCTGACATTGATTCTGTCAAATGCAGAAGATGTTGATAATGCAGTTTTATCTCCGAAAAGAATTGTACCTTGGCCTGGGAATGTTACGATTGGATTAACTCTTGCTTGATAGAGTTCGTCCCTTGCACCTTGTGATGGGTTCAATGCAAGTTTTGTAATTCCTAAGTATTGACCTCTTGAGAAACCAGCTGGTGAGAACCATGGGTCTCTGAGTAAGTCTGACCTTGCCATAATACCTGCTGTATGTCCTGAGCCTGGAACCCAAACATATCTGTCGTTGTATCTGTCATATTGGTAAACCCAACCTGAATCTAGGACTGCGTATGAAGAAGAAGTTACTGAAGCGTAATCTGCTTTTACGTTTGTTACCTGAGAAGACTCAGAAGATACGTTAACAACGGATGATTTTCTAGGTGAGGCAACGACTATACAGTCTTTTCTTGACTCTGCTAACGTGATTAATTCGTTCACGATTGTGTTGTGATCTGTTACTAAGTCACCACCTGCTGTTCTTGTAGAACCTACGATCAAGAATGAAACATCGATTGTTTCAGCGTCACCGAATAAATCTAGGTAACCGCCATACTTGATTCCAGCAGTAACATCTGTTCCGTCAGCACCGTTTGCCAAACTATTGTTGATTGGTGCAGAAGGTCTTCCAAATGCAGTTGTTGCTGAGTCTAAGTGACTTGTTGAACTGTTTGCTGCAGCGTGAGTGTCAGTTGAGTGACCTGTCCACCATACCCAATCAGATTGAGCATTGATAACTTGTTTGTAGTAAGATGAGACACCTTGAGGGTCTTTACCATCAGTTGCACAACTTAAGAAACCATAAGTTTCTAATACTGTATGTTGTGAACCACTGATTTGTCCATCTTCGTCTACTACAACAACGTGTAATTCGTCATCACTTGCACCTGATACTTTCGTTGCAGATTGTGACTTGCCTGGGGCTCTATCGAATTGATTGTAGAACTCCCAATATCTATGAACCTGTGTTCCTGAAGCAACTGTAGCTACTAGACCAGTTCCACTTGGTTTGTTTAGGGCTTCTACGGTTATAGTTCCTGTTGCTGTTGCTGTCACTCTGTATTCTTGAGTGTCACTTCCAAACCTTACGATATCTCGAATTGAGAATCCTGTCTCGGATGTCACTGAAATTACTGTTTGACCCGCAGCTTCTTCTGCAGATGTTGTAGTAAGATTGTCGTTGTAATATGCATCAGATGAAGCACATACTGCGACTTTCAGTGAATTACCAAGTGCGCCTGGATATTTAGCAGTCCACTGCCCTACTGCTCCAGCGTTTCCACCGTCCTCGTAGTTACCATTATAATCTTCTAGATTCTTAATGGATGCATCGGTGTCACCACCGTCATTTGCATTATAGGCAGTTGCACTTGCAACACGAACAACCTTTAACGATGAACCATATCTTAAAAACGACTCTGCACTGTAGAAATCTTCTGCTCCTGCGTCTGTGTTAGCAGGTGCCTGAAAATGATCGACTAATTGCTTTGCGTCTGAAACTGATACTACTTCATCAACAGGGCCCCATCTAAATGCCCCACAGAATGCTCCAATAGTAGAAGATACTGCAGGCACAACATTTGTCAAGTCAACTTCTTTGACTTGTACGCCTGGTGATACTTGAAATGCCATATTTTTCTCCTGTTAATGTAAAAAGTTGTTTACTGTTTTATTTATAACTTTAGGTATTCTAAAGACTACCATTTCACTTCATTCTCCATATCCTTTGAATACCATCGTTGACCTTCACCGTCAACAAAGGTGGAGTCATTTGATTCTGCACCAAAAACCCCAGCTGGAAGGATATCATCCTCTATCATCTTCTGTTGTTCTGCATACAATAAGTCTTTGACCTGTGTATCCGTTAGATGATAAAAGTATTCAGTAGTTATAAACCAACTGAACAATACCAAATTCATAACCATATCGTCATGATATCCTCTGTCAGCTTCAAAAGAATTTCCTTTTGTGACAAAGGTCATCAATTCTGTAATTGTTGCACGATCTACAACGGACAAACGTCCTTCTTCCAACAATTCTTTAAGTGTAGAGCAACCTATCCGTTTAATCTTTTTGTTAACGGTTACACCAATATCTTCTGCCTTTAGTTGTCCTTGAGTAAAGACATTAGGGTATTCAATATCATAGTGCAATTGTGTTGCAACCATACCACCTTCTGCATTGTTTTCAATAATAACTAATGCTTCATTGTAAGCACGTACATACTTATTTATAATATCAGGAAACAGCATGGGACTTATCATAGAATCCCTATATGTTGCTACCTGTTGAAAAGGTTTCGTAGATACATCGAACACGGAAAAAGTTGAAAAGTCCATACCTCGTCCTTTTGCAACGTCTACAGTACAGATGTATTCATGTCCCTCTTTTGGTCTCTTATATATGTGTACATTATCCCTGTTCCATTCAGGTTCCCAAATCTTCATTCCTAGGAGTGTATCTGAATTGATAAGTGTGTTACCTGTCCCTAAGAATGAGTTACCATACTCTTGTTCAAACTGTGCCTCTGAGGTGTTTGCTATGGTCTGTTTCTTCCATTCTTCATCACGGCCCGGCACATCGTACCAGTTTATTACAAAACTCTTGTATTCCGACTGTCCGTGTACTGCAGACTCGTATATCCTATGAAACATATTACCCACACCATTTGCAGTAGATGTAATGATAACCTTGGAGTCTTTACCTGATGTAACAACAGGATATGTTGCAGTATAGAATGTATCTGCATCATCCACGAATGCAAACTCATCGAGGTATAGTAAGTTAATTGACATACCACGAATCGAACTTGAAGATGTTGCAGCTGCAACTACCTTTGAATCGTTTGCAAATTCTATTGAACCTTTGTTGAGAATCTTTACGCCTGGTTGTAAAAAGAATGGTACAGACTCTAACATGGTTACGATTCTTGCGATCATCTCCCTTGCAATTGCACCTTTGTTTGCAAGTACAGCGACTGTTACTTCAGGATGAAATAGTAGAAACCATAACAGATACGCACATGATGTGATAGATTTACCTGACTGTCTTGATGCAAGTACAATATTAAATCTGTTTTCATTATAGAAATTGATTAAGTTTTCCTGATATCCACGAAGTTCAAACGGAACCATACCCTCATCTAGTGAGATGATCTGTGTATAAGACTCAATAAAATGTACGGGGTCTTGAGAACACTTCATATATTCTTGAAGTTCCTCCTCCGTGTACTGTGTCTCGATACCAGCTCTCTTGATGAGATTGTTACCGAGATATCCTTCGTTTACTGGTTTAACCATCTAATCTAATTAATTCTCTATATGCCCTGTGATTATAATTCACATAATCATCAAGACCTTGTAACCCAAATGATTCACTTATATTTGAGTAATCACTTGGAAAAATTTCCTTGTTTTCTTTGTTTGCTTTTTTGTGTAATACATCTAATTTTTTTATACCTTTGTGTATGTAAATATCTGCCTCAGGCCAATCGATCTTGAAGAAGTTATCACATTGTATATCAAAATGTGGATACATGCCTTTGAGATAGACACAACTCTGTACGCAAACATCTATTCCTATAACTTTCTTTGCACCGTAGTAATCAGCAATATGAAGTAATTGACCTGTACCACATCCTAGAACACATACGGTTTTATCTTTTGCATTCTCTTTGAGATATTCTTCATAGATACCAAACCCTATAGTGCTAAAAGTCTTATCAATGTGACGGGTAAGTTGTGCAAGAGACATTGACCAAAATGCCTCTCCTTCTTTTACTTCGGGTATAAATTTAGATTTGTATTCTGTGTTAAGGTTCTCGAACATCTTTTTTAGACTCCTTCTTTAAGAACTTTTGCAACTCACTTGTTGAACCTACATAAAGATGATTGTGCTGTGTTCTTACTGAACTATCTTCTTTCTCTAGGTCTTTTAATTTTTTCTGTATATCAATTAACTTTTCTGCAGTTTCGGATACAGTTTTGATGAGTTGACCTGCGACCTCGTATGCCCGAGGGTGTTCTGTTTCTTTGGATAGTTCTAGTATGCCGTCTATTGCATCTTGACCTCGTTCTACGAGATCGTATAGGTTCTCACGGGCATACCTGTAGTCTGTCTCGATGTTCTTTTCCCTTTCGGGCATCTTAACTAATTTGGTTTCCTGTTTGATATCTGCGTTGATATCGAGAAGATTATTTAATTTGTCGTCTATTTCTTTTGCCATAATTAAGCATCACCAGCGAGGTCTTCCGAATACGTTGTATTACCTCCCTCATCATAAAAACTTACAGTCTCAGCAACCACGAATGTGTCTTCAGGGTCTACTGAACCTACAAATTTAAGTTTAGTATTTGCATCAATAGTAACTGCATTACTAACAACAATTGATAATCTGTCTGATGCAATACTTGAAATAGTTGGATTTGTTGTTAAGTTTGTTCCAAATACTTCATCATTTGCAGTTATCTTACTATTTATTGCAGATGCAAATGATATTGTTGTTGAGTTTGAGACTGCATTTGCTATTGCTTCAAAGGCTGGAACATAAGATTTCACCTCTTTGACCAGTCCTGAACTATTGATTTCAGTTGTTGTAAATCCAGCAGTAACATTACTATTGATGTAATCTCTTTCGATAACACTCTTAATAACATCACCAGTATATACTGGGCCAAACATATACAACTTCATTGTAAATTCTAATGTGTATTCTATCACTCTTCTTTCTTCAAATCCACCTGTATACATATCTTCCATTGATACTGAGTTCAATATCACAGGTACATCTCTCACTTCAGACATAGAGTCAACCATTTTCATAGCAACGGTATATTCAGGTTGGAAGTAAGGTAAGATTTGTTCTAGAATCTGTAATGCATCGATAGCATTCTTTGCAAGAATTGATAATGAGAAACTAATATTGTATGGTGCTGGTTGATATTGATAACCTCTTTTCTCACCATCTGTTTCTAGTGCAGCTTTTTGAGTTCTGAGTAATTTGTTTTGTTGTCTTGATGGGTCGTATTCTAACCCTGTCATTTCAAATGCTAAACGTGGTAAAGAGATTGATGTTATGTTACCATCCCTCTTTTTCAAATCTTCGTCTAGTCTTGCAAGGAACTTTTGTTTTGGGCCATAGGATATGGGTACTTTCTGTTGAGTGAGTACAGTTCCGTCTGCTTTCGTTTTCTTAATATCAATGTTATTAAACAGTGTACCGAAAATCGAAATCGATCTTTTGATTGTTTCGTTGTAAAAATATGTTCCAAACATTATGGTTCACCAAATGGATTCACTTCACTAAAGTCAAGATATGAACTATCCTTATCTTCAAACTCTTTGTTCTGTGCTGTTCCATCATTTTCGAATGTTAATACATCCGTAATACTTTCGATTGTTCTTGAAGTTGTAGATGTTACTCCAGTGAGTACATCATTAACTTGTAATGTTTTTGTGTTATCCTTAATGGTAAGTCTTCTTGCATTTGGTTCC